AAGGATCTCCCGATCCACTGGGAAAGTAAAGGTGCCGAGCGATTGCAGATACGAGACTGGCTAGCTCAAGCGTGTGGCGATTGTAGGGATGACCAAATGCCAGTGATTGCCTGGAAGTCAAAGAACAGACCTTGGGTCGGAATTATGATCCTAGAAGACCTGTTGACGATACTTCAGCACACTGATTTAGAAGCACTCCGGGAAGCAATAATACTTCGCCGGGCAGAGGACCTAGACGCGGGTGTAAGCGTCGATTCCGAGACTGGCGAGTAGGTGCTCGCCAACACCAAAAACAAACCGCTGTGACAGGCGTAACGCCGGAGGTGTGCCCTGAAGCAGCAAAACAGAAAGGAAAAACATATGGCACTTAGATTGAGTATTGAAGAAAACGCTGGCATTGCCAGACCTATGGTCCCGCAGGGATCACAAATCGCCCGCTGCGTCGGGATCATGGACCTTGGCACTATCATGTCTGATTGGCAGGGCAAATCACGACCACGCAAACGTGTGGCGCTGATGTTCGAGTTCCCGAAACACAAAGCTACGTTCCGTGAAGAAGACGGACCTCAGCCACTTGTGAAAACCATCACCTACACCAGGACACTCAATGAGAAAGGCGCGTTGCGCAAAGACCTTGAAGCATGGCGTGGTGCGGCATTTACGCAGAAGGAACTACTGGGATGGGACCTGGACGCTGTTTTAGGGCAGCCATGCATGGTGACCATCACTCACAAGGTAACCGCCGATGGCAATACAAAGGACCGCATCACTGGTATTGGCAGCATGCACGAGGACCTTACCTGTCCGGAGCAGATCATTCCTGGTTACGTGTATGACATCAAGGAGCACCCTAAAAACTGGGACAAGCTCCCGCCTTGGGCTCGCGATGAGGTCAAAGCAAGCGATGAATACAAAGCGCTGGTCGGGAATGATACCTCTGTAAACACCATCGTTGAGGAAGAAGTCGATGCCGTTCCGTTCTGAGACAAAGACCGGGATATATGATGGGATGGCCGATCCTGATTACCGTCAGGACGGCGCCCTGTCCACCTCGCTGTTGAAAGAAATGGGCAAGTCACCCAAGCGCTTTCACGCGAAGTGGACGGGGATCATCCCCAACATTGACACCGAGTGTTTTCGATTCGGTCGGTTGTTTCACATGTTTGTTCTGGAGCCAGAACGATTCCACAAGGAAGTCATAGTCTGCCCGGATGAACGACAAGACCGACGGAAGAAAGAAAACAAGCAGTGGTGGGCTAAGGTTAAGGAAAACGGCGCTGAGGTGATCAAGGAGAAGGAACTTGAGAAGGTCATCGCAATGGCCGATGCGTTCCAAGCCTTGCCTGAGATTCAGTCAATGAAAGGTGCCCGACATGAGTTGTCAGTGTTTGCCAACGGCTTCAGGAAAAACATCGATGCCAAATGCCGCATTGATATGGAGAAAGACGGCGTGATCGTTGACATCAAGACAACCCGTGAAGGTGGCGCATCTGAGTGGGAGTTCATGAGGACCTCAAGGCAGTTCAAATACAGCTGGCAAGAAGCCAACTATCGTGACATTGCCGCGAAGGCTGGATTGGGGATCAAGCGCTGGTATTGGGCAGTCATTGAGAAGGAGCCGCCTTTTGAGGCTGGAATATACACCTTCAGCAATGACGACATTGCACGAGCCAAGCGAGAGCTTAACGAAGCCTACACCACGTTACAGAGCTGTTTGACGCTGGATACGTGGCCATCACACACACCGACGCAACCACGTGAACTTAGCCTTTACGGAGGCCTGTGAATAAGTCGGAGCGGGGTTGGACAGATTTTGTCCGACCGAAACATCCATAGTGGGGGAATACAAGAAACTAGTCCTGAGGAAGGAGGCTTGGAGCCAACTTCCGAGCCTCCTTCAGGACTTTGCAACACGGTTTAGGGCTCAGCAGATCTTTTTTTACGACCCGAAACCACAACTACCACCCGCCTCACCCAAAGGCATCCACTACAGGTCAGACGGCCACGAATACCTCGCCTATGTCAAGCGACAGCTGTGCAAAGGCACAAAGGACAAAGGCATCCTGAAGTCGTTCATAGTCGGGCTTGGTGCGTGCGGAGCGGAAGGCAAAACACTGATAGCAGAGATAAAGAACAAACACCTTCGATGAACCAAAGGCCATTCATTCCAGCGTGGATTTTTGAGCAGGGTTTCAACGCTCACCAGCTTGCGATCTTCTGCTACGTGACCATGAGGGGGCGGTGTTTTGAAAGTAAGACGTCAATGATCAGAGCGCTGAAAATGCATCCGCGCAAATTTTGGGCCGAACTCAACGCTCTGATCAATGACGGCTGGATTGTGAAGAAATCAAACGGGAAGGGCAGGGCAGTCACATTGACATGCCAGCGACCGGAAACACGTCCCAATGAAACCCGGCGTGATCGAGAAGCCAAAATCATCAACCTGATGGACGATTTACAAAACAAAATGAGGGCTCACGGACTGAACGATGAGCCGCAAGTTGAGAATGACAGATAAACAAACATCACCCATGGCAATTTCGGTAGAGGTCCCGATGGATGTCTCAGCTGAGAAAGCCTTTCTCGGTTGCTGCCTTTCGGGGGCATTTGAAAAAGCAATTGAGCTTGGAACAACTGAAGACCACTTCAACGAGATGCGTTGCAAGCAGGTATGGCAGGCAATGGCACGTCTTAGTGATCAGGGCATGGCCATCGAGGCAACCACAGTGTGCAAGGAGGCCAGTGGTCTTGTCATGTTTGTTGATTCGCTCATCGATGGCGCACCTGCATCAGCCAATCTGTCCTACTACTGGGACGACCTAAACAACGCCTGTATCAGGCGAAGGATTTTCAAAAGGTTTCACGACACCATCAACATGTGCAGCGACCCAGAGGTGGGTGTCCATGCGCTGTTGCACCACATGGAGAGCGCTTTCTTTGATGTCACCACGAGGTCAGCTTCATCAAAAAACCAGAAAGCAGCATGGGCTGAACTCATTGATTTACTTCAGTCAGCATACGGCTCAGGCCTGCCTGAGAATGGCATCCTTACTGAGATACCGTCGGTAGACAAAATCATACGAGGTTTCAAACCTGGCAGCATGAACATCATTGCTGCTCGTCCAGGACGTGGTAAGTCGGCATTTGCTGTTCAGATCATGCGCAATGCGGCCATGCAAGGAAAACACTGCGTCTACTGGTCGTATGAAATGCCTTTCAATCAAGTTGGCAACAGGCTGATTGGGTGCCATAGCGGCATCGATATGCAGAGCTACTTGGAGTCAGGAAAGCTTGCGGACGAGCAGGCATTGTTCAAGGCCGTCAAGCAGGTGGCCAGCCTGCCAATCCACATAGAAGACTCGGTCGACAAGAACATCAGCCACATACGATCTGAGGCTCGAAGGTTTGCGAAAGAAAAGAACACCAAGTTGTTCATAATCGATTACCTGCAGTTGGTTCCTGCGCACCGTCGAAACAACAACCGCACTGTCGAGGTCAGTGAAATTAGTCGCAGCATCAAAAAAGCTGCCATGGAAACCGGTAATTCAGGTGCTGCCTTCATTTGCCTTTGTCAGCTCAATCGCAGCATTGAAGACCGTGGAGCAAATGCTGAACCGCGCCTAGCAGACCTTCGTGAGTCAGGCTCATTGGAGCAGGATGCCGACACCGTGACCTTCCTGGCTGATGACCCCGATGACAAAGCATTAATCAACGTGCTTGTGAAAAAGAACAGGCACGGAGGCGAAGGATCCACATGTCTCAAGTGGACTCGTTGGAACGGACAATTTGAGGCAGCTGAAGCAAAGGAAGAATACGTCAGCAAACCAGCTTTTTGATATGGCAAGGAGAACAGACATCATTATTGGACTTACGGGAAAGAAACGCAGTGGCAAAACCACAGCAGCGAACTACCTATGCAGCGGCTACGACAGGTGTGGGTATCAAGCAGCGCGACTTGGGATTTCCGACTACCTGAAAAACAAAATGCACCTCATTACGGGTCCTTTGACTGATGAGGAAAAATGTCAGGTGCGAGTGTCGCTGCAAAACCTAGCGGACTTCTTCAAGTCGCGACACGGCTCGATGTTTTTTGTTGAGCAATGGCTCAAAAGCTACCAGGAGATGCGAGAACGTGGTGTCAACGTGTTCATAATTGACGACGTTCGCTACCCATATGAAGCCGAATTTATTCGCGATCGAGGTGGTGAGGTCATCCGCATCAAGCGACCTGAGACAGACAGCATCCATGACACTCACTCGTCGGAAACTTCGGTCGATGAAATTGTCCCAGACCACATGGTTGAAGCTTCCGACGTCGCAGCACTAACACAACAACTCACCCGGCTTTTCGGGTTGCACCATGATTAACGATAGGTTCGTTCAGAGCAGGGGAGAGCCATATGCAGCTTTCAAGGCAAAGTTTGACCACAGCGTCAACAGCGTCAAGGTCGTTGCCGAGTATCTCCAGAAACAAGGTCACAAGTTGCAAGTTGATGGTGACAAAATGCGCGACTCCAGCAAGGAGGAAGACAAAGGTGACATTTGGGTTCTTAAGGATGACGGCACTCCCGACTACCGCGTTGAGGTCAGGCAGTTGACCAAGGAAGACTTCACCTGCGCAGAGGATTTTCGGTATCCGCTCATGGCTCACTACTTCTGCATTGATTGGGCTCAGCTCAGGCCTAAGCCGAAGTTTGTTTTCATCGTCAACAAGTCTTGCACCCACGCAGCCAAAATCACCTGCGGTGCTACCGTCGCAAACTGGCTGGTTACAAATGCTCCTCGCTACTCCAGCTACGCAGTTCCGAAGGACGTGCCCGAATACATAGCTTTATGAAGAACAACCAAACACAAACTCACCGCAGGGATTCCCTGGAGGCACTTGCGGAGGACATTGAGCGAGGTGCAAAGCACTTCTGGTTCAAGCGAGGCGTCGACATCGAAAGTCAATGGAAAGGTAAAGGCAAACGTAAGCCGCCGATTCAGTTCGACGACATCAGGGACGACGATGAATGACATGTCAGGTATGCAACGGCAGAGGATATGTCAACGGACAATCAGAGATCGAAATTTGCCCAGCCTGCGGAGGTTGGGGATACAAAGAAAGGAAGCATGCGGTTAGAACCACAGGTCCTACTAAAGCACCAACACGGAGTGACAATGCAGTGGTGGAACGAGGAGTCAAACTACCTCGTCATCGCCATCTACCGACCGACAACAAGCGGTAAGTATGCGTTGGCGCACGTTGCTGGTCCATGGTCAGGAGTTGAGAAGGTTGTTGAGTCTAGCCCCGAAACTTGGAGGCCCTGTATCAATCCAGGGTTCGACGATGAGAGGGCATTTGCACTCGATAAGGCGGATCAGATCCTGACCTGTCTAAACGCCGACTACGGCGGCATGCGGGCACTGCAATCAGTGTTTGACGGCCCAATTCTGGGCTTTGATGAGCTGGTTCAGAACTAGTCCGCGCAAAGCAAGCTGGGGGCTGAGATGCCCTCAGCCTTTCAAAAATGCAACCCCCAACGTTCAGAACTTGGTATCGGTATGATTCCTGATTCCCCTGGGCCTATCTGATCCAGCGATTCTGCCATCCCGAACGTTCAGGATTTGGTGTCGGCGTAATTCCTAGTTCCCGAAGCCTTATCTGCTCCTCAAGATAGTGCTTCTGGAGTACCGCAGGAAGTTCGGTAAAATGCTTAGCGCAGACGCCATTAATGAAGGTAAAATTTTCATCAGCCATATAAACAACAGCAAGGGGTCTAGTGCATGCCGGAAACTCAGTACAAAATTCACCCCGGACCTGCATATCCCGGGAAAACTGCTTTTGTTTTTCAAGTGCCGCCTGAGTTTTTTGTAGTTCCCGCCGATATTTTTCCTCCTGCTCCTTCTTATCGTCCTTAAAAAGCTCCATATACACAGCTAAAAATAAGAATCCGAGCATTAAGGCAATGAATTTGCCTAAGGTGAGGTTTTGGCTATCGGCAGTGCTTTTTGCAGCTGCGAAACCAGGTTCTTTTTTGGCTGCGAAACCAGGTTTAAAGTTTTTTTGGGTCATGTATCGCTCCGTGCCGCAAAAAGGACAACGCGGTTCCGGGTTGGGGGAATACTTTAAAACTTCTCCACACCAACCACACAAATCTGAATCTGATTCAGCCATTTCAAACTTAAGCGTCAGTAGGCTGAGCTTGCCGCTTCAACGAGCCTGCTAGCGTCCTCCATCGAGGTTGACAAGATCGATGAATCGGTCGAATCGTAAAAATTCTCAAAGGCCTGGTAGTAAAAATTAGCAGTGTTTCCTTTGTTGCTAACGCTCGCCATCCTTCGGCAAATATCCATTTTGCTTGAGTAGGACGCCTTGTTCCATGTGTAGCCGTTGGAGCTTGAGGTCCAGACTGTGGAGGAGCTGCCACTTGAGCTTGATGACGATGACGACGTGCTTGGTGTGTATTCGTAGCTGCTAGAGCTGCCACCGCTAGAGCTGTTGCTGCCAGATTTATTGCACTGCCCAAGCAGTATCAGCAGGCCAATGCTGCCAAATACAAACACAGTGCAGCCTTTTGCGACATTGTCGGCGGGATCGTTTGACATTGGTTTTACGGTGATGGGTTATTTGTTGAGCACAGCGTTGTAAAATTTCCGGCGTTCATCAGCGTGGTAGTTGCAATATCCGGTTCCAGCATTCCAAAAGCCGCTGGCCAAGCTGGTGCATCCTGATTCCTTACAGTATTTGTTGGCGCTGCGACCGTTGCTATTACGGTTGCTACCGTCGTATGTAACAGCCATTGCGAACATGACTATGACCATTGCTGCGATGCCGATGATCCAAATGAAGGTGGCTGGGTTATCCTCCCAAAACAAAGCAATTGGGCTGGCTTTGGCTCTACGTTGAGCTTCGAGCTTTTCCCTGCGCTCGTCCGCAGCGCAATCGCGTTCAAACTGGTGGAAGGCCTCCCATGCAGCGTCATCGGAATGTCTGCCAGGCATTGAGCGAAATGCATTCCAAACCAATTGTTCCTTCTCGGTAAGCTTTCGACGTGTTCCGATTTGGCTGACGGGTGCATTTGAGTTTGCTGCCTCCCGCTTTTCCTTCTGCTGTTTTAGGTAGGCAGTTCGCTCTGCGCTAGCTGGGGCATTTTTGCAACGAACTTTGACATGCTGATCATAGTTTTTGCTGGAGATGCTCCGGTTGCATTGAGGGCATCGCAACTTGCCATCAGAGTTGGAGTTGACCTGCTTGCTAGCGACCTGCTTGCTAGCGTGTTCCCTCATGGGCAGCGGTTTGACGCGGCTGACATCGCAACCGCAGTTGTAGCACTTGGTCGCCCTATAATCGATGTTGGCTCTACTGCAACGAGGGCATTTTTTGGACAAGGTGCTCATGGCCTTAGGTGATTGTTAGCATGAATACACATTGACTTAAATAAGGCAAGCTATTGCCAAAATGATCGAGAACTAGCCTGCGCTAAGCAAGCTGGGGGCTGAGATGCCCTCAGGCTTTACTTTCAACACGTCAGACAGTTCAGGGTATTGCGGCGGCGCACGTGTTCGCTGGTTAACATATTCGCCCACTCGGTAACCGCATAAAAGCCGAGTCTGTCTGGCAATCAGGTTTCAGCGGTCAGTGTTCACGCACTGGTCGGTTTTTCTATCAGGGCACGGCATTGCCAAATATGAGAGCTTCTGGCAAACAATCATTCAACTATGAGCAATGAATCAGAAGACTTGAAGGCGATGAAAAATCAGCTTGGATCACTGATTGCTGAGATGGAGGAACTCAATGCATGTTTCAAAGCAGCAGCCGAAGGTATAGCGAAAACTAATTTGAGAACCGCGCAAAGCACACAAAATATCAGCATGTGGTGTTGGATTATTGGCATACTCCTGATTCTTGATTTGATGGTTGGAATTGGTCTACTGAGAATTCGATGATCATCGTCAAACGGGACATTGATGACGGTTACGGCAAGGTTCACACCGTCCAGCGGGAGACCTTCCAGAACCTGGAAGCCTTCCTGAAACTTGTTCGTGAGGACTGCAAACTAGACATTTCACCAATCACCACCTCCGATGACCTAGAAGGCTACCTGCGCAAGCACAGGCTGTCTGGAAAGCTAGGCAGGTGGATAGTCAACAACCTGGCCCAGACACACGTTCACATGGACCTGATAGGTAACCCTGAAGGATACGGGAACAAGACAGACGTGTGGCAGATTTGGGAAGAACACACGCTGGTAGCAAGTAACGGGTGAGAACTCAATCTCTCACCCGGTAGGAGCGCTTGTGGGCATTGGCGTTTTTCTTACCTGATAGCTTCAGAGTTCAATGACACGAGTCGTAGGTAGGCTTTCTGTGCCTCAGCGGGTAAAACAACTTT